CCTATGGTTGAAAATTTAACAACATTCATTGAAGAGGGGCTTGAATCTTTCAAATCAATGTCAAAAGAACAAAAAGAAAATATTGTTAATTATGGATTAATGGCTGCGGCAATTGGTCCACTTTTAATTGGTTTAGGTTCTTTAGCTTCTGCAATTACTAAAATTATTACAGTAATGAAATTTCTAAAAACAAATCCGATTATTGCAGTTGCGGGAGCTTTTATAACTTTAATGACTGCAGTGGGTAAATATGCTAAATCATTGGAGGGGGCAGTTAGTACAAGTAAAAATTTAAGAAAAATTAATCAAGATATTTTAAATCAAAATAGAGAGCAACTAAAACAAACTAAAGAACAGTTAAACGCAACCATCAATGCAACTGAAGAGAGATTAGCAAAAGCAGAA